CAGGATCCGCGCCTAAGCGAGCCGCTGCACACGGTCACGACGCGGGGCCGCTTCGGGCTCGTCGAAGTGCGCGGCGAGCTCTACGCGATCGACGACATCGGCATGCGCATGCTGACGCCGCGCGAGCTGTTTCGTGCGCAGGGCTTCCCCGATTCCTATCAGATAGAGACGGGCGTGACGGCTGGCGGGCCAATCGCGCTCACCAAGACGGCGCAAATCCGCATGTGCGGCAATAGCGTCTCTCCCGTGGTGGCGCGAGCGTTGGTTGCCGCGAATTACGCGCCGGATGAGATCGCGGCGCCGGCGCGCGATCTCCGGACGACGGTCGCCCTGCCCTTGCTGGAGGCGGCTGAATGAACGCCGTCGCGCCCATCTTGCTGCCCGTCTCTCGTCCCGTCGTGCGATGGCATGGCGGAAAGTGGCGTATCGCGCCATGGATCATCGCGCATCTGCCGCCGCATCGGGTCTATGTGGAACCCTATGGCGGCGGGGCGAGCGTGCTGCTGCGAAAGCCGAGGTCCTATGCCGAGGTCTATAACGATCTCGATGGGCGCGTCGTGAACCTATTTCGCGTGCTGCGCGATGAGGCGATGGCGGCGCGGCTCGTGCGGGCGCTCGAATTGACGCCCTTCGCGCGCGAGGAATTCGTCGCGTGCCATGAACGCGATGGCGACGAGGTCGAACGCGCGCGGCGCATGGCGGCGTCATCGGCGTGTCGCCGATCATGCAGCACAAGGAGACAGTCGCGCTGATGATCGCGGCGGAGCGCTTCGCCGCCGCCTTCTTCGCCAATGGCGCGCAGCCGTCGATGATCCTCGAATATGACAAGAAGTTGCCGAATGACGAGGTCGCGCAGCGCATTCGCGCCGGCATCGAGCGCGTCTATTCGGGGATCGACAATAAATGGAAGGTCGCCATCCTCGAGCTCGGCATCAAGATGCGCGAGACGAATTTCGACCCCCAGAAGAGCCAGCTCACCGAGACGCGCAAGCTCGGCGCCGAGATCGCCTGCACCATGTATCGGACGCCGCCGCATAAGATCGGCATTCTCGACCGTGCGACCTTCTCGAACATCGAGCAGCAGAGCATCGATTATGTGACCGGACCGATTTCCGCCGGCGCGAAATCGGTGGAATCGGCGATCGCGATCGCCTGCCTCACGCCGGCCGAGCGGGACATCTACAAGGTCGAGCACAATCTCGAAGGGTTGATGCGCGGCGATCTTCTGAGCCGCTATCGCGCCTATGCGATCGGCCGGCAATGGGGCTGGCTCTCGGTCAACGCCATCCTCGCGCGCGAGAACGAGAACGAGATCGGCCCAGAGGGCGACGAATATCTCGTGCCGCTGAACATGGTGCCGGCGGGGACCGACCCACAGAGGGATGATCCGCAGCACGAGGATCGCCCCGGCGCGGGCTGGGTCGACTGGGCGCCGCGGACCTTCGCATCCTTCAACCCGAAGGCCATCCCCGCGCCGCCGGCGCCCCGCCGCGTCGCCGGGCTCGTCGGGCCGGGCGGCGAAACGCTCTATCTGCAATGAGGAATCCGCAATGACGCGCATCTTCCAGGCGCTCACCGCCCTGCATTGGGCGATCGATCCGGCATGGCTCCCTCTTCTCTCCTCGCTGGCGCAGCGCAACGCCAGCGCGCCGGAAGTGCAGGCCGCGGAAGGTTGGGTGAAGCGCGATTACGAGGCGATGGCGGGCCCTGGCGCGCAGCGCCTCGCCGGCGCCTCGCGCGCCTATGTCGTCGACGGCGTCGCGATATTGCCGATCACCGGCCCGATCTTCCCGCGCGCCAATCTGATGACGGAAATGTCCGGCGCGACCTCCATCACCATGCTGCAGAACGATCACCGCGCGGCGATGGAGAGCAAGGACGTGGGCGCGATCCTGATGCTGATGGACACGCCCGGCGGCGCCGTGTCCGGCGTCAATTCCTTCGCCGATCAGGTCGCGGCCGGGGCGCGCAAGAAGCCGACCTCCGCCCATGTTCTCGGCTCGGCCGCTTCGGCCGGCTATTGGATCGCCAGCGCCGCCTCGGAAATCTCGCTCGAGCGCACCGGGATCGTCGGCTCGATCGGCGTCGTCGCGGCGGTTCCCAAGCAGGTCGAGCCCGACGGCGACGGCTATATCGATGTCGAGATCGTTTCGTCCAATGCGCCGAACAAGCGTCCGGATCCGACTTCGGAGGATGGCGCGGCGACGATCCGCGCCATGCTCGACGCGATCGAGACGGAATTCATCGCGGATGTGGCGCGCGGTCGCAAGGTGAGCGTCGCCAAGGTCAAGAGCGATTATGGCCGCGGCGGCGTCGAGATGGGCGCGAAGGCGGTCGCGCTCGGCATGGCCGACAAGGTCCAGAGTCAGGAACAGGCGCTCGGCGCCCTGCGCAAGATCGTCGCCAATCAGCGGCGGCTCGAGGCGCTGAAGCGCGATTGACGAATCCCCGGCGCGAGCCGTGGTCCAGCGGGCGCGACGCCCGAAACTCAAGCAGAGGAGCAGACTATGGCTCGCGATATCGTGACGCTTCGCCAGACCCGCGCGAAGGCATTCGACGCGCTGAACGCGATCGAGGACACTGTCGCCAATCAGGCGCAATTCGACGCCGCCGCGGCGGAGGTCGAGGCGCTGGACAAGGAAATCGCCAATGCCGAACAGCTGCAGAAGCTCAAAGGCGATGGGGCGAGCGGAACCAGCGAGTCCGGCGATGCGGGCGCCGCCGCGGGCGCACGCGGATTCGTGGCGAAATATCGGAACATGCCGGGCGCCAACGAGAAGCGGCACGGCGCGATTCTCACCAACGGCCAGCTCGCCGGCTTCGGCGATCTGCTGATGTCGACGCGCCGCGCCGCCAATAATCGCGGCGTCGACCCGTTGCTGATCGAGGCATCGCTCGGAGCCAATGAATCGGTCGGCGAGGACGGCGGGTTTCTCGTCGAGAAGGATATCGCTGACAGCCTGCTGACCCGGACGTTTCAGCAGTCGACCATCGCCAGCAAGGTGCGCCGCATCCCGATCTCGGCAAAATCCAATGGGCTCAAGATCAACGCGCTCAAGGACGATAGCCGCGCCACCGGCGCGCGATGGGGCGGGCTCCAGGTCTATCACATCGGCGAGGGCGACGCTCTGACGCCATCGCGTCCGAAGTTCCGGCAGATGAATCTCCAGCTGAAGAAGATGGCCGGCCTGCTCTACGCAACCGACGAGGCGCTGCAGGATTCGACCGCGCTCGCGGCGCTCATCTCGGAGGCATTCCCGGCCGAGTTCTCCTTCACGCTCGACGATGTGATCTTCGAAGGCGCCGGGGCCTCGACGGGCCTCGGCTTCATGAACTCCGGCTGCAAGGTGACGGTCGCCAAGGAAAGCGGCCAGACCGCCAAGACGATCGAGTTCGAGAACATCACGAAAATGTGGGCGCGCTGTCCGGCTCGCTCGATGGCGAAAGCGGAATGGTGGATCAATCAGGACGCGCTGCCGCAGCTGATGAGCCTCAGCATGGTCATCGGAACCGGCGGCGTGCCGGTCTATCTCCCCGCCGGCGGGCTTTCGCAGACGCCTTACGGACTTCTGTTCGGCCGTCCCGTGATCCCGATGGAATTCTGCTCGACGCTCGGGACCGAGGGCGACATCGTGCTCTGCGACCCGAGCAATTACGTCATGATCGACAAGGGCGATATTCAATACGCCACGTCGATCCACGTCGCCTTCCTCACCAATGAGCAGGCGTTCCGCTTCATCTACCGCTACGACGGCCAGCCGGTCGACGACAAGCCGATCACGCCCTTCAAGGGCACGGACAAGCAGTCCACCTTCATCACCCTCGCCACGCGCGCCTGATCCGGCGCGCCCTCTCCGGAGATCCTCGAATGTCCAATCTCACTTTCGGCGAGCGCCATATCGTCAAGGGCCTCGACGCCGTCGCCGACGCTTTCGCGGGCACGGTCTATTCGGATGTCGTCAACCTCGAGGGCTATCACGCCGCGCGCTTCATCGTTCACAAGGGCGTCGGCGCGACCGGCACATCGACGCTCACCGTCGAGGCCTGCGACGACGCCGCCGGCAATAATCCCGTCGCGGTGCCGTTTCATTACCAGGCCTATACCGGGTCGGACGATCTCCCCGGCGTCGTCACCGCGGCCCCCACGGCCGGCTTCGCGACGACGGCCGGGTCCAGCCAGCTCTATGTGCTCGAGGTCGAGTCTCAGCGTCTGCCCGCCGCCAAGCCATGGGTCCGGCTCAAGGCGGCCGAGGTCGTCGATTCCGCCGTCCTCGGCGGCATTCTGATCGAGCTGCTGAAGCCGCGCTACGGCGCGTCTACCCCCGACACGGCCATCGCCTGATCGATCGCCGCGCCTCGTTTCGCCATGACGGCGGCCCCTGCGAGGGCCGGAACAAGGATCGGATTTCATGAGCACGACGCGATCCCGCTTCCTCGGCGGCATTCTCACCTTCTTCGATCGCTCGACGCAGGAGACCGTGGCGCCCGTCGCCCCCGTTATCTTCTGCGACGACTTCCTCGGCAATGCGCTCGATACCTTCAAATGGGGCGCGCGCGACACGGGAGCCGCGACGGAGGCGGTCGTGGCCGACGCCGCGAATGGCGTTCTCGGCCTCGCCCTCGACGCCACCAATGAGGCGCAGCTCGCGGGCGTCGATTGGGCCGATCAGCGCACCCTCGTTCTGAACCAGGGCCTCGTCCTCGAGACGCGCTTCCGCCTTTCCGTCCTGCCCTCCGCGGCGAGCGTCGTCGCGGTGATCGGCCTGCAAGGCGATCACAATGCCGCGGTCGATACCGTCGCGGAATCGATCTGGGTCCGCGCCGATGGCAACGGGCAGATCACCGTCGAGACCGATGACACGAGTCACGAAACGTCGAAGGTCGCGACCGGCGTCACCTTGACCACGTCGGACTGGATCATCGCGAAGATCGACTGCGCCGAGATCGCCGATGTGAAGTTCTTCATCAACGGCAATCGCGTGGCCGCGTCGACCGCCTTCGATATGAGCGCGGTCCCGGCTCTCGCGCTGCAGCCCGTGGCGCGAATCTCCAAGAGCGCTGCGACGAGCGTCGGGACGCTGGAGGTCGATTATATCCGCGCCTGGATGCGGCGCGCGGCGAGCTGACGAGGGCGACAAGCCTTGCGCGTCCTCACCAATGTCACCTCCCCCGCCGCGACGACGGCGCTCGTCACCTTGGCGGCGGTCAAGGAGGAGCTCGCGCTCACCGGCGTCGACGCGGCGCGGGACGCGGTGCTGACCCGCTACATCGCCGCCGCGTCGACCGCGATGCAGCGCTATCGCGGCGGCGTTTTCGCGGCGCAGTCCTATCGGGACGAGATCACGGTCGAATGCGGCGATCGCCGCCGCGCGGAAGGCGCGTCGATCGCGCCGCTCCTCCTCGCTGTCACTCCGGTGATCTCGATCGCATCGGTGACGGAGGACGGCGCCGCGCTCGACGCCTCGGCGTGGAGCTTTTCCGCCGAGTCCGGCTTCCTCTATCGCAAGGACGCCGCCGGCGAGCTGACGCAATGGTCGGCGGACACGGTCGTCGTGGCCTATGCCGCCGGCTTCGCGACGATCCCGGACGACATCGTCGACGCCTGCATCAAGGCGGTGAAGTGGAAGCATTTCGCGCGCCTGCGCGACCCGGCGGTCCGGTCGCGCGATGTCTCCGGCGTCTATTCCGCCTCTTATTGGGGCGGGACCGGCATCGGCGGCGCCGGCGATCTCTCGCAAGAGGTCGTCGACGTGCTGGACCGCTATCGCATCCCCGTGGTCGGATAGGAGAGTCGAATGTCGATACCGTCAGAAGATGCGCGGGAAGAAGGAGCGCCGGTCGTCGGCTCGAATTCGGCCCCGATGTTCCTGTTCAAGTTTCACACGCCTCTCTCGCTGACGCAGGTCGAATTCTTCCGCCAGAATTGGGACGATGCGGCGCGAGAGGGCCGGCCTTTCGGGATCGGGCCGGATGTCGATCTCTATCAGCTCGTCGATGGCCGCTATGTCGCCGTGACTGCGGACGAGGTCGTCGTCGAGAATGACGCCCCCGGCGTCCGGGCGATCCGCGAGCGCGAGGCCGGATGATCGACCCCGAGATCGAAGCCGCGCATCGCGAGGCGATCGCCGCGGCCGATGGCCAGATGGTGACAATCAAGCGCATCACCGGCGTCGCGCCGAGCGCCACCATCGTCTCAGCCCAGGTGGCCGCGCGAGTCGACACGATGACGCCGGCGACGGATGAGGTCTCGCGCACCGGATATTCGGCGACGAAGCCCGGCGCGATCACGCAGACGCAGCGCAAGCTGCTCGTGATGGCCGCCGATCTCGCCGCGCAGAGCTACCCGCTGCCGATAAGGAAGAACGACGAGATCACGCTCGCCGATGGCAGCCGCCTTTCCGTGATCGACGCCGATCCGCACAAGCGCGCAGTCGGCGGCGCGATCGAGATCATCGCTGCGGGCGTCGCATGAGCTTGAAGATAGAAGGCGGCGCCAGCGCCGCTGTCGCGCGGCTGGAGACGATCGACGACGCGCTCCGCGAACGGCTGCGCCCGATCGTCTCGGGAGCGGCGGAGCGCGTCGAGCGCCGCGCCGACACGGCGGCTCCGGTGCGCACGGGGCGCTACAAGAAGAGCATCAAGCGCAAGGTCTCGGACTCCTCGACCGGCATCGTCGCCGAGGTCGGCGCCTATCCCGGAAGCGAGCGCT